ATTATGAAAAGACCTATTATGTTTAATGTCTTTTTTGATGTTAAAAATATACAAGATCAAAACATTAAAGAAGAAATAATAAGTGTGCGAGCTATGGAAGTTATGTCACAATTTGATTTTATTAAGAGTACTCAATATGGTGTTTTTGCTGGTACTTTTATTGGTATAGATCCATTAACTAGACAAGTTAAAACAGAAATAAAAACTGTTGATAATGTTTATAACGGAACAAAAATTGGTAATAAAAATCCAAACTTGCCTATTGAATTCAATAAACAAGGCCAACGAAATGTTGATATGCCTGGATCAAGAGTTGTCGTTGACATATCAACAGCATCAAGACAAACTTCAAAATTCATTAAAGACAATGACGGCACTTCAATACAAACTGATGACACACCACAAAAATTTGCATACGCAAGAAAAGCTTTACTGCAAAATTTTGTAACTCAAAGAATGAAAATAGCTTTGCCTGGAAATTTTATAGTTTCACCAGGAAGAACTCTATATATGGAAGTCCCAACCAGATCAGTAAATCTAGTTGATTCTAATAATTATGATACGACTCTAAAAGGTAAATATGCGATTTTATCAACTAGACATATCATAAGATATAATCAATTTGAAACCATAGCAGAAGTTGTTACAAATTCATCAGAAAAACCATTGGTCCAAGCACCCAAAGTTACAAGTAGAAAAGTGGCTGACACAAGTACAAAATCGGATTATTCTGGTGATGGAAATGTAGTAGATTTAAGTTTAGGATAAGGATATTAAAATATGCATGATAATGACAGAGCCAATCCAAATAATTGGACAGGAGTTATAGAAGACTACGATGATCCATTAGAGAACGGAAGACTTCGTGTTCGTATTTTTGGATATCATAATTCAGATAAAATAATTCTCCCGACACATTGTTTGCCTTGGGCGATGGTTGGATTACCAGTCAATGCATCAAGACCATCTAATGCACCAAGTCTTGGTGATTGGGTTGTTGGTTTCTTTTTAGATGGTGAGTCAGCACAATTTCCTGTAGTAACACATGTTCTTCCAGGAATTAATACTGTACTTGTTAAACAACCTATAAATTCACCAAAAACACCAGCTGGTGTTGTGTATAATAGAGCTGGTGAGCCAACAACACCACTTTTAGGTCGTGGTGTTGTTCAATATACTGCGATAGATATATCCAATAGAAATCGAGCTCACGTTTGTGATATTTCATATGAAGTTGCTCAAACTATTGGTGCTATGAAAAATCTTTTCGGACCAATTATTGATAAAATTAGAGATTTGATTAATGGAGTAATAGGAGCATCAAATCTTGATCCAACTGGTTTAGTCAAGCAAGTGATTGAATTTGCTAGAAAAGTCATTAGATTTGTTAAACAAATTACAAAAGCTATTAAATATGTTCAACAAGTTATAGATGGATACTTTGAAGTTATAAGAAAAGTTAAAGCTATGATTGCTTATATTGCAAATTTACCGGCAGAAGCTGCAGCTTTCTTTAAAGAATGTTTAGGTAAATTACTTGCAGTTATAAAAGCTGGATTCGCATCATTATTTCCAGATTTTGGTGGTGAAGGTCTTGGCGCTGATATAGCTGAATTAATAACTACAGTACAAGAAGGTGTTGACGCTGTAACAGATTTGACCAGATCAGCTGCACAAGTTATTGCAACTCCACAAAAACTTCTTGCAATAGCAACTGCACCAACAACAGCATCTGAAGCTGCAGCTGGAAAAGCAGCGGTACAAAGTTTGATTGATGAAGCTGGTACTGTAATTAGTCCATTGGATGTTGGAACTGGTCCTTGATATGAGAGTGAATTGAAATATGGCAGATACTATTAGAGAAGAATTACCCAATAGACCAGATACAGACAACGGTTGGACTGAACCACTATCGGCTGCGTCTACAAAATATCCACCAAAATATCCTTATAATAACATAACACAGACCAAATCTGGTCACATGTTTGAAATGGATGATACACCTCAAGGTGAGCGTGTCAGAATACATCATCGTTCTGGAACATTTATCGAAATGCATCCAAATGGTGATGAAGTGCATAAGATTTATGGTGATGGATATGAAATTATTACTAAGAATAAAAATGTATTGATTAAAGGTGTATGTAACATTACAATTGAAGGTGACTCTCTTTTACACGTTAAAGGTGATAAAAAAGAAATAGTTGATGGTGATTATAATATGATTGTCAAAGGTGATTATACTGTGGTTGTTAAAGGAGAAGGATCAATATTATCAGCAGATGATATGACAGTCGGTGCTGGTGGTGACGTATCTGGTGGTTCACTACATATAAAGACGGGTGACCATTTGCTTATAACTGGTGATCTGGAAGTTGATGGACATTTAGAGGCACTCTCAATTGGTGCTGTTAGGGTTGACGCTAGAGCTGGTCTTTCTTGTGGTGTAGGTGATCCAGGTGATCCACTTAAAGGTAGATTGCCAACACCACCTTTGGGTATATTTTCTGCAACTACTGTAACAGCTTTACTTTCTGTGGGGGCTCCACTTGGAACCTTTGGAGTAATGAATGCTGTGTTGATGACTGATACAGTAAATACTGCACTACATAATTGTCACTTCCACGTTGGTTTCAAAGGACCTACAGGTCCACCAATTCCGAGAATGATTTAAGGATATATCATGGCAACTTTATTTGATAGAACAGGTTATAATTTTACAGATACTAGTGGTACAATAACCACATTACCAAACACCGCTATACAGCAGATAAATGCAACGCCAGCTTTGGTGCCAAGTCAATGGATGAAAGATGATTTAATAAACAATGATAGTACTGGTTATTATAAGAACCCTGTAGCAAATTCATGTAATACTATTTGGACTACTGCAAACACTTTATGGGATATTGCAAATAATTTACAAGGTACTGCTAATACAACAGCTTTGTGGACAACAATATACACAACGCTAGGAACTATTGTTGATGCCAATACTGAGATGGTTCAATTTATAAATCACACAAACCGAATTTCGGGTGTAGTTCCAATCACGGCAAATACAGATGCAGCTAATAAACCATGTCTTGAACAGGCTATGCAAATTGGTAGAGCATTGACGTATTTGATATATCAAGTTGATGGTCGTGAAGATAATGCGCCAATGCTGGGCAGTTTTACTAGTATTTTAGTGGCAAATACAATTAGTGATTACGCTAATACAATTATAACATATCCAAATACAATTAATAATAGTATATCCACATCATCTATACCGGATGGTATTGGTGGATACATTACAGTAAATACAATTTCCACATTCATAACCACTTTACATGACTTACTAAATGTAAGACGAACACATGATGAGAATTTTTATACAACATCAAATCAACTGGTTAATGAAGCTAAAAACATACGCAGATACTCAAATTTGGGGGCAGCTGAAAACAGTTTAGTTAATAATCTTGTAGGAACTGATAAATTAAAATCCAGGCTTGCTAACCAGTAACATAAATATAAAATGGCAACAGTATCAACACAAACCACAAGAAAATTCCAAGATTTGGATCTGAATTTTAAGATTCATCCGGTCCGAAAAGACATTAATAAGCACGTGGGTGAAATGGCAGTAGTTAACTCTGTCAAGAATTTAGTGTCAACAAAACATTATGAGGTGCCATTTCAACCAGATATTGGTTCAAATCTACACAAATTGTTATTTGAACCATTAGATTCAGTTACAGCTACTCTACTTGAAAGAGAGTTGACTGAAGTTATTAACAATTTTGAGCCTAGAGCTAGTGTGAAAACTGTGAATATAAAATTAAATTATGATAACAGTCGCTATAATGTTGAAATGGTATTTAAAATAATCAATTCAACCAATCCAGTAACAATCAAATTTTTCTTAGATCGAGTTAGATAAATGGCAGATAATCGTTTACAGGTTGCAGAACTTGATTTTGACACGATCAAGACCAACTTAAAATCATATTTACAACAACAGTCAGAATTTCAAGATTATGATTTTGAAGGCTCTGGTCTTAATGTTTTAATTAATCTTTTAGCATACAATACACACTACAACGCTTACTATTTGAATAT